CAGACACGCCCACGTCCTACGGAACCGATACTGGTGTTGGTGGTGAGGTGCGTGGGAATTACTGTGTTCTCAATACATTATCAAGGTCTATATCTACAAACGCCCCAACACCAACCAACGGTAATTTGGAATATGCAACACCTGCTGGGGTAAATACAACTGGATGGCCTTTTGTTTTGGGATCAATCGGAATAAGTAGTGGCAAGTGGTATTTTGAGGTTGATATAACAGGATTAGAAACAGACAGCGTTGTCGCATTTGGATTTGTTCAAACAACTATTGTTAATGATTCTGATAACACAGACCAACTAGATAAAATTATTGGCGCAATCATTCGTAATGATTCGGTAAGCACAGGATTAAGAAGCGCAGTTCTTGGTACTTATGTAACTAGAGATGGTGCTGACGCAACCGATGCTGTTTATCAAATTGCTATTGACAATGATTTAGGAAAACTTTGGATTGGAAAGGCAAATACTTGGTATGCCTCTGGGAACCCATCCGCAGGTACTAATGAAATAGGAACATTTACTTCTCAAAGTTTAATTCCTTTGGCAATGTTGCAAAAAAGTAATACAAATGGTGACGCAAATTTAAGATACAACTTCGGTCAAAGAGCCTTTGCCTACACCGCCCCCTCTGGCTTCAAAGCACTCTGCACACAGAATCTAACTACGCCTACCATCGGTGCAACCAGCACGACACAGGCGAATGATTACTTTAATACCGTAATTTGGACTGGAGATGGCAATAATCCAAGAACTGTGTCAGGCGTTGGATTTCAACCAGATTTTGTTTGGGCAAAATTAAGAAGTGCAGCAGCAAGCCATAATTTATATGATGCAGTTCGTGGTGTTGGAAATGTTTTATATAGTGATTTAACATTACAAGAAGCAAACAATAATGCTTTTGGATATTTGTCTGCTTTTAACTCTGATGGTTTTGTAGCGTCTGCTGGAAGCACCAGTAATGCTTATTTTAATACGCTTAACTCTACCTACGTCGCATGGAACTGGAAAGCCAACGGTGCTGGCTCCACAAATAGTAACGGGACTGTAAAGAGTTCATCTGTAACGGTTGACTCAGGAACAGACACGGTTACATGGAACTCGCATGGAATGTCTGACGGACAGAAGATTGGGTTCTTTGCCGCCACAATGCCCGGAGGTTTGAGCGCAGGGACTTTGTATTATGTCCGTGATGCGGCTACAAATACATTCAAGGTAGCGGCCTCATCTGGTGGTGCGGCAATTGATATAACCAGTAACGGCACTACTGTTACGGCTCATACAACATTGACATCCACGGTGTCTGCTAACACAACTGCTGGGTTCTCAATTGTTAAGCACATTAACTCAGGTGCGCCAGCCACTATTGAGCATGGCCTTGGGGTTGCTCCAAAGTTTATTATTAACAAAGTTTATGACCGCACAGAAAACTGGCGTGTTTACTATGGCACATCAAATAAATTATTGATTTTGAATTCAACAAATGGAGAAGCAACAGACACAAACATTTGGAATAACACAAACCCAACAAGCAATGTATTCAGTATCGGAACTTATTTTAGTAGTGGGGATGATGTAATTTCGTACTGCTTTGCACCCGTGGCTGGCTATTCTGCCTTTGGTAGTTACACGGGCAATGGAGACCCTAACGGGCCGTTTGTGTACACAGGGTTTAGGCCAAGGTATATCCTTGTCAAGCGTACAGATTCTGCTGATAACTGGGCTGTTTATGATACAGCAAGAGATTTATACAATCAATCAAGCAAGCAGTTAAGACCAGATGCTACAACTAATGAACTAGATCCTGCTGGTAGTCCTGCAGTTTACTATGATTTTTTATCCAACGGATTTAAAAACAGAGGTTCAAACAGTCAATGTAACGCCAATGGTGGACTCTATATCTACGCCGCCTTTGCCGAATCACCCTTTAAGTATTCTCTTGCGAGGTAATTATGTTTCAACTAAACGGTAATCCAATCTCAATCGACTCTGAACAAATCATCGGTGGCATTCGCTATCCACACCTGCGTGACCCTGCCCTGCGTGAACAGTTAGGCGTGGTAGAGGTAGCAGACCCAGAGCAGTATGACCAGCGGTTCTACTGGGCTGCAGGCTTGCCAAAGCTGCTAGATGATCGTGAAGAAGTAGACCAAGATGGCAACCCCATGTACGTCAAAGTCTTGGGCGTGGTCGATGGTGAACCTGCGATGGTGGACTCTGATAAGCGTCTAGTAACTAAGGGACTCAAGAGCCAATGGACTGCACAGGTCAAGGACACGGCTGGCAAGCTGCTGGCACAGACTGACTGGATGATTGTCAGGAAGGCTGAGAGAAACATCGATGTGCCTGCTGCAGTGGCTACGAAGAGAGCCGCTATCGTTGCTGAGTGCGACAGGCTTGAAGCTGCTATTGCTGCCTGTGCAGATGTAGAAGCACTGATTGCGGTGGTTAGCAACCAGAACTGGGGTGAATAATGTCAACAGTAGACCAAGTTAAAGGACAACTTGACACCCATGAAGCAGTGTGCGCTGAACGCTATGCAGGCATCAACGCTAGGCTAAAGAGACTAGAACAGATCCTGCTGGGAACTACTGGTTTCATCGTAATTCTGTTACTCAGCTTAGTTCTTAAAGTAGGTTAATATGAGCAGAAAAGTATCCGCTGTTACAACCAAGACCACTACTACCAAAGAAACTATTCTTACAGTTCCTACCAAGAATACTGGTCTTTGGCAGTTAATGTACATTATCAGTCTTACTGGTAACGATACTCCAAAGGTCTACTGGTACGACTCTTCTACTAACACTGAGTACTTTATTGTTGGTGGTAAGAACTTAGGTGCTGGTGAGTTTATTAGATTAGATGGACAGGCAGAGGTAGTAATGCAAGCTGGTGATGAGATTCGAGTACAGAACTCAGGAACTAATACAGTAACTTACATAGCTACTGTAGAGTTCATGCCTGAGATGACAGTTCAGTTCCAATTCTAAAGGAGAATAGTATGCCAACGGTAGACGGAAAGAAATACCCTTACACTAAGAAGGGCAAACAAGCAGCAGCATCGGCTAAGATTAGTAAGCTTCGTAAAGAAGGTATGCCACAGAAGCAGGCAGTAGCTGTTGGCTTATCGATGGCTGGTATGTCTAAGAAGAAGACTAAGAAAGGTTCTTCTCGTGGCTACTAAGCCGGGACTATATTCAAATATCTGGGCCAAGCGTAAGCGCATAGCTGAAGGATCTGGTGAAAAGATGCGTAAGGTTGGGACTAAAGGCGCACCTACAGCTAAGGCATTTAAACAAGCTAAGAAGACTGCGAAGAAATAATGGTAAAGAAGGTATATCAGAATCCAGAAGGTGGCTTAAACGCCAAAGGTAGAGCATACTTCAAGAACAAGGAAGGCGCTAACCTGAAGCCTCCAGTGTCTGCTAAAGAGGCTGCTAAATCTCCTAAGAAGGCAGGGCGTAGGAAATCCTTCTGCGCTCGTATGAGTGGTGTGCCGGGGCCTATGAAAGATGAAAAGGGTAGACCAACCCGTAAAGCACTAGCACTAAGGAAATGGGACTGTTAAATGGCTAACAAAACTTATCTAGAACTTGTCAACGATGTGTTGATTAGACTTCGTGAGAACGAGGTTACTTCCGTTACTGATACTGCCTACTCAAAATTAATTAGTAAGTTTGTTAATGACGCTAAGAGACAGGTAGAAGACGCATATAACTGGAATGCTTTGTCTGAGACTCTTACTGTTTCTACTACAGCTAACCTGTTTAACTATGTAATGACTGACGCTGGTATTCGATTTAGAGTCTTTGATGTTTTAAATGATACAAGCGATTGGTTTATGGAAAACGCTTCTACTAGTGACATGAATAATTGGTTTCTAAATCAAGCTCCTGAACTAGGATCTCCTCGCTACTATAACTTTAACGGTGTAGATTCTAATGGAGATACACAGGTAGATCTATATCCTATTCCTAATGGGAACTATATTCTTAACTTTAATATAATTAAGCCACAAGCAGAGCTAACATTAAATAGCACTCAGATCAAGGTTCCATCAGAGCCTGTTATATTCTTAGCATATGCTAAAGCATTGGCAGAACGTGGTGAAGATGGTGGATTAAAAAGTTCTGAGGCTTATGGTTTGTACTTAACTTCTTTATCAGACCATGTAGCTAATGAAGGCAACCACTATCCAGATGAATTTACTTGGGATGCTGTCTAATGGCTTCTCCTTCGCAAACCGCTAGTATTGCAGCACCCGGATTCTTTGGACTAAACATCCAAGAGTCTGCAGTATCGTTGTCTTCTGGCTTTGCGCTAGAGGCTAACAACTGCGTCATTGACCGCTATGGTCGTATGGGTGCTCGTAGAGGCTGGACACCTGTAAACTCAGCAGTCAACTCAGACTTAGGCGCTGCTAATCCAGTAGAGTTTATGTTTGAGTTAACTGATAATGGATCTAGTCAGTTCCTTAGTGCTGGTAACAATAGACTGTTTACTGGTACTACGACTATGACCACCAAGACTGTGCGTAATCAGGCTAACAGTGCAGACCTAGCATACACGATTACTGGTAACAACTGGCAAGGGGCTGCTCTGCCCTATGGTGATGGAGCAGATGCAGAACCTCATGCCTACATAGTACAGTCTGCTCATCCAATGCTGATCTACCATCGCATGGCTACTCCGGGTACTGGTGCTACCTTTACAGTCTCGACTGTCTCCAGCGGTGCTATTACTGGCCTGACAGTAACTGCTGCTGGGTCAGGCTACAATGTAGGAGACATCCTAACCCTGTCTGGTGGAACCACTGCTGCTACCGTGACTGTGGCTACATTATCTGGTACAGGTGTAGCTACTGTAACGATTACTACTGGTGGTGCTGGCTACTCAGTCTCTGATGCCCTGACTAGTACAGTAACAACCACTATTAATCCACACTCTCACACAGGCTCATACGGATTCCAGAGGCTCGGTGACATAGGGACAATGCCTTTGGGGTATGCTGTTGGTGACTTCGCCCCTAACTGCGCTCTAGCAGCTTATGGACGTATCTGGGTGGCAGACATAGCAGGAGACCCACAGACGGTCTACTTTACTAGATTACTGGACGGATCAGACTTCCAAGGTGGCGACTCAGGCTCTCTGTCCTTGAACACTGTCTTTCCTAACACAGACAAGATAGTTGCTATTGCAGCGCACAACGGATTCCTTATTATCTTTGGTCGTAATAACATTGCTGTCTATTCTAATCCTATCGATGTGACAACACTGACCTTAGCTGACTATATCCCTAATGTAGGCTGTATTTCTAGGGACTCTGTTCAGAGCACTGGTACGGATATTATCTTCTTGTCTGATTCTGGGGTTAGAAGCCTCCAGCGGGTTATTCAGGAGAAGTCCTTGCCTATGCGGGATATCTCCAAGAATGTTCGAGATGAGTTAATGACCAGCGTGGCCTCTGAGACAGCGGCTAATATCAAGTCTGTCTACTATGATAGGGATGCTTTCTACCTACTTAGCCTGCCTACCTCTAAGACAGTCTACTGCTTTGATATGAGAACTCCTCTGCAGGATGGGGCAGCTAGGGCTACTACTTGGAGCGCCATAGAGCCTAAATCCTTCATTGTGACCAACTCCAAGGATCTGTACCTTGGTAAACCCGGATATATAGGTAAGTACTTTGGTCATACGGACAATGGGGCTGATTATCGATTTAGTTACTATACGAACTACTTTGACTTTGAGCAGCCCACCATAGAGAAGATCATGAAACAGATTGGTTTTGTGGTTATTGGTGGTTCTAACCAGAACGTGGCTGTTAAGTGGGGCTTTGATTATAATGAAAATTACTTTGCTTTTACGAAAAAGCTTGACACTTCAGTAGTTTACGAGTATAATATAGGGGAATATAATATTGCTGAGTTCTCAGACGGTATTGTTCTAGACAAGTTCAAGATACAGGCTGGTGGTACAGGCTCTGTTATGCAGATTGGGCTAGAAGCTGAGATCAACGGGAACCCTATTTCTATCCAGCGGATTGACATATATATTAAACAAGGAAAACAAGCATGAGTAACTATGTAAAAGCTACTAACTTTGCGGTTAAAGACGGACTAGCCTCTGGCAATCCATCCAAAATCATCAAAGGCACAGAGATTGATACTGAGTATAACGCTATCGCCTCAGCAGTATCGTCCAAGTCCGACATCAATAGTCCTACCTTTACAGGTACTCCTGCTGCTCCTACTGCTTCCTTTGGGACCAACACTACTCAATTAGCTAGTACAGCCTTTGTCCAAAGTGCTATTGCTCCCTTGCTGCCTGCTGGCTTAATCTTACTATGGTCAGGGTCTCAGGCAAGTATTCCTTCTGGCTGGGTGCTTTGTGACGGAACTAACTCAACTCCTGACCTTCGTGGTAGGTTTGTTATTGGTGCTGGTTCTATTGATGCAAGTGTAACAGGAACTGCAGGAGCCTCTGTCACTGGTGATATCTCTGGAACCACCCTAACCGTATCTGCGGTAACTTTTGGTACCTTGGCTGTAAACGATATTGTAAGTCATTCTTCGATACTACAGACTGCTACCATTTCAGGTCTGGGTACTGGAACAGGAACTACGGGAACTTACACACTAACTTACACTGGTTCTACTGCGTCCTTTACAGGTTCTATTTCTGGAACTACACTTACAGTAACTGCTGTTGCGTCTGGTACAATTATCACAGATCAGGTTCTAACTGGTGGGTCTGTTACAGCAGGTACTAAAATTGTAAATCAGCTTACTGGAACCACTGGTGGTATTGGTACTTATACTGTAAACACTAGCCAAACTCGTTCTTCTGCAAGTTTAACTGGTACTTACACCTTGGCTAGTACAACCCTGACTATTAACTCCACAGTTCTAAGAGTTTCAGCGGTTGCTTCTGGAACACTTGCTGTTGGTCAGTTCTTAACAGGCACTGGTATTGACTTTGGTATTAACATTACTGCTCTTGGAACAGGTACGGGTGGGGCAGGGACATATACTCTAAATACTGGTGAGTCTTTTGCAAGCACTACAATATCAGCTTCTGGTGGAGTCGTGACTGTAGGGGCTTCTGGTGGTTCTAAAGATGCTACGCTTGTAAGTCATACTCACGCTGTTTCTGTTACAGATCCGGGTCACGTTCACACGGCAGCAAGCTATCGTACAAGTGGATCAAACATCAACAATGGCCCCGGAGTATATTGGGGTAATGATGGAACGGGTTTATCAACTACAGGTATTAGTGTTTCTATTGCTTCAGCAGGCTCGTCAGGCACTAATGCTAACCTGCCACCGTACTACGCCCTTTGCTACATTATGAAGACCTGATGCACAAGTTTCCAGTAGTAAATAGACAAGAATATATAATGTACTTGGAGTTGTTTAGTAACTTATACTGGCTTCATACTGATGTGTTTAAGTGGTCAGCAGAAACAAAGAAACATTATATTAAAGATTTAAACCAGCTTCAATCACTACTCAATGCTCCTTTATACGCAATGATAGACAATGATAAGCTTAGTAAGTTTAGTAAAACGATAGGATTTAAATACTTAAAAAATTTGATAGGAAACGATGGAAATGTTTATCAGATTGATATTAGGAGTGTATAATGGGTAAAATTGTAGGTAAAATTACTGACGCAGTAGGCTTAACAGACATTAAAGGCACACGCGAGCGAGGTGAACAAGCTGCTGCTGCTCAACGTGAAGCTGCTTTAAGGGCTGCTCAGATATCTGCATTCAGGCCAGTCGGGATGACATCTCGCTTTGGCACAAGTCAGTTTGATATCACAGATGTTGGTGGTGTCCCTCGTGTGACTGGAGCCAGATACACAGTAGCGCCTGAGTTAAAGGCTATTCAAGATCAAATAATGGGATTGACTGGCGGCGCTGTATCTACTGCTCAGGAAGCTCAGATGGCTGCTCAACCTCTGGGCATGGCTGCTCAACGCCTATTTAATCTTGGTGGTCAATACATCTCTGAGTCTCCAGAGGCTGCTCGTCAGCGTATCTTTGATCAACTACAAGAAGCAAGGATGCCAACACAGCTTCAAGAAGAACAAAGGCTAGCCTCTGGTGCTTTTGGTCGTGGACGTGCTGGATTAAATATTGGTGGTATTGGTCAGCCTGAACTCTATAGCTTAGCCCGTGCTCGTGAGGCACAACGTGCTCAAGATATTGTTTCAGCAGAACAGCAAGCACAGCAACAGGTTCAGTTTGGTAGTGGTTTATTTGGCCTAGGTTCTCAACGTCTTGGCGAACAGTACGCTATCCCAACACAGGCTCTTGGTCCTCTTCAGTCTTACCTCGGTACGCTTGGTTCTATTGAGGAGATGGGCCAACAACCGTTTAGACTTGGCATGGCTGTTGGTGGTGCTGCTCAGCCCGGAGCTACAGCAGGCGCTCAGCTTCTACAGTCTGGCTTGTCTAGTGCTGCTACAACTCAAAGAGCCGCTGGAGATGCTGCGTCTGGTCAGTTAACTGGCTTTATGAATAAGATGTTGAATGCTGCTGTTGGCGGCTTTTCAGGAAGTTTTGGTGGATCAAGTCCTTGGGCTGGTGGTAGTGCTCCCACATATGGTGGGCAGTCTTGGGGAGGCACTGCAGACAATCCTTGGTACGGTTAATTAGGAGATAGATATGGGATTTTCAACACAGCAAATATTACAGAGTGATCCAGACTACCTTCGTAGGCAGATGGTTCAGCAGGAGATGCAACGTCTAAATCCCAACGGAGACGCTGCTGGTGCTATCGGAGCTTTGCTTGGTAGAGGCATTGGCAACGTAGCTTCTGGGCGTGGGTTCATGGATACTGGAGATGCTGGTCTTCGTAGAGTATCACAAGTTCAAGCTATTATGAGCAGGGTTCCTTTTGATCCTAGTAATCCTGCAGCATACTATGAAGGAGTGGCTGCGGCTTTACAAGAAGCAGGTTTTGGAGACTTAGCTCCTGAAGCTTTGAAGCAAGCTTCTGCAGCGAGAACACAAGCTAAAGAACTTTCTCTAAGAGAACGTCAGGTAGGTGCTCAAGAAGCAGAAGTAGATATAAAGAAAACAAAAGCCACGCAAGGTAATGTTACTAACTTTGTCACCAAGAAGGGCGATGCAATTATTGAAAGAGAAGGTAGGATGTATGTTCAAAAGGTTGATGATGATGGTGTAGTTACTTTAGATCCTTATAAGAAAGCAACACATGGTGCGTTTGAAACGAGGGCAGATTATCAATCTCAAGGAGGCATAACTCGTCAACCTATTGTTGACCCACGTACTGGATTTACTACTGGATACATTATTCTTGATCGTAACGGAAATGAGATTCGCCGTGAGACGTTTGGTGGGCAAGGTGCAGGCTCTGGTGCTGCTCCTCAAGGAGCTACTCCTGCAACTAAGGATAAAAAATCAAGACCACCATTAGGTAGTTTAATGTTTCCGGGAAGTCAACAATAATGGCTTTAGCTAATATAATAGCTGCTAAAAAAGCTGGATACACAGATCAAGAGATAGCTGAGTATTTGTCTCAGCAATCTGGTGCTGATTATACAGCCGCTATTGAAGGTGGGTATTCAGACAAAGATATTATCAAGTTCTTAAACACACGAGACTTCGGCGCTGGAGAATCGTTTGCTCGTGGTGCTGAGCGAGGAGCTACTGGGTTCATTCGTGGAGGCGCTGACGTATTGCGTAAAGCTGGTATTGATGTAGGCGCTACTGAGCAGACTGGTATTACACCAGAGGGTTATGTTGATCCGCTGACTGGTATGATGGGTGCGCCAGTGACTGAAGCAACAACAAGCCTTGCAACTCCGGGGCAACGTCAAATGACGGATGCTGAACGAGAGGTAGAATACAGGGCAATGATAGAGCAAAGACCAGTAGCTACTCTTGGTGGTTACCTTGCTGGAGCTATTGCAGGAGATCCTACAAACTTAGTTGCTTTTTCAGCTAAGACAGCACTACAAGGTGCTAAGCAGTTAGGCGGCTTAGGTGCTGTACAGGGAGCAGTTGAACCAGTATATGAAGAGTTAGATGATTCTCGTCTTCGTAACATAGCCTTTAGCGCAGGCGGTGGTGCTGTCTTTGGTGCTGGCTTTGGCGCACTGGCTGGTAGGTTTGCTCGTAAGGCTGATGAAGCTGCTGCTAAGATGGAAGGTAATGTACCTGCTGTCACAAAGACCAGAGAAGAGATTGAGGCAGAGCTTCCTCCAATTACCACAGTCGATCAACCTCCTACTCTTCTGTCACGCTTGCCTGATACAGACCAAGCTATAGTAGATAAGGTACTTGCTCGTTATGAGGACGTAGACTTATTACCAAATAAAGCATTTGATGAAGTAGCTGATGCCTTAGAGACTACTAATCCACAGGCTGCTGCATTGTTCCGTGGTGCAAAAGAACCACCAGATACTGTAGCACAACAACAGGCTGCTTTAATAAAGGCAGACTTTGACCAGAAAGCTTCAATCCAAAGTGCAAAGGTTACTGACGATGCGTTTGCTGAGTCTAGTTCATACTTAAAAGCAGAGAAGACTGGAGATTACAGGGACTTCTTAACTGATCCTATTCGTAACTATCCACTGTCTCCTACTCAGTTTGCTAAGATGATTGCTCCTGAGAATCCTTTTAAGGGACAGAATCTTAAGACTGCTCTATCAAGAGATGAGACAATGACTGATGCTCTATCTCAACTTATTGGACCAACCTTTGGTAGGTTTAACAGAGAGAAAGCAGCAAAGACTTGGGCGCAGGTAGAGATCAAAGGAGAGTCAGTTCCTTATGAGACTGTTGTCTCTGCTTTTGTTAATCGTAAGCAAGAAGAAGTGCTAGGTGCAGAGCTTACATCTAAGATTTCCAAAGCACTTGCATCAGAACTAAACCAACTTGACCAGTTAAAAGATGTAGCTAGGCTAGCTAAAGAGCAGAACAACGAAGAGATGTACGCTTACATTGCTCAACGGTTTGCCACTGTCAATGCACTATCGTCATCACTTGATGGTAACATTAGTAATCTAGGACGTGCTCTGGCATACACTAAACAGGTTAAGAAAATTATAAATTCAAACGGTACATTACCACCGTATCTTGGAGGACTTAAGTGTTAAAAAACCAAGACGCTTGTAAGAAAGCTATTGATGCATACTTTGACGGGATTCGTGCAATAGATGGACTAGCTATTGATGAGGGCGCAAAGATAGCAATGAAAGCTAAGGCAACTAAAGAGGTTGCCACATCTCCCGGCTTTCGTCAGCGTATGTCTGAGATTGTAGTAAACTCATTTATTTCAGCTATCGGAACACCGCTAGTAAACTTATACTCTACACTTGTTAAGGCTCCTTTCCTTATTGCTGAACGTGCGTTGCTTGGACTGATGCCGGGGAATAAGGTTAAACTTGGAGAGACCACTGCTATGATGCGTGGTTTCTTTGATGGCTTAGCAGAAGGTATAGGTTTTTTAAAAGCTGGTTACATCGAAGGTATGCCTTTAGATAAGACTCTGGTTGATACGTCAACAGCGTTTGGTAAATCTATATCTTCTGGTCCTATTGAGAAAGCAATAGCTCCTATTGTTACAGTACCTACTAAAGCTTCTGTTGCAGTGGACGAGTTCTCTAAAGCTATCTTCCGTAGGATGCAGCTTAATGCTAAAGCATACCGCATATCTCGTAGCGTTCCTGAAGGTAAACTCAATGGTAAGACCAGAGATGAACTATACGATTCTATTCGTACTATAGATATCTCTGACCCAACCAAGGTAGGAGCAACTCGTGCATGGCAGGAAGAATTAAAGAAGGTATCTCCTGACCTAGCTGACGAGCTTATTAACTTTGCTAAGATTCAAACCTTCCAGCAAGACTTGGGTGAGCTTGGTAACATGATGATACGTGCCAAGGCTAAAGTTCCTGAGCTTGTGTTTATTGCTCCATTCATTAAGACACCTATTAATATTCTAAAGGACGCTCTGTCCTATACTCCAGTCAGTCTTGCAATGAAACAATTCAAAGGCAAGAAGGACGAGGCAGCAGCACGTATGCTGTTAGGTGCTGGGCTAGGATTGATGACTGCCAAGTCTGTAATGGACGGTAACTTAACTGGTAGTTATCCTAAAGATCCGGGGCGTAGAGAGGCGATGATTGCTGCAGGTATTCCTGAATACTCTATGAAGATTGGTGATCGTTGGTATTCTTATTCACGCATTGAGCCGCTGGCTACTGTCTTAGGTATTACTGCTGACGGGGTAGAAACTATGGTTGACTACCTTCGTTTACCAGATCCAGAAAAGAAGTCTGAAAAGCTAGCAGTAGATGCTGTGCTGGCAATCACAAAGAACTTAACTTCTAAAACATTCCTCGAAGGTATCACTGGATTCTTACAAGCTGTCCATGACCCTGAGAGATATGGTGGTTCGTACCTCAACAGCTTTGCAAGCGTGTTGGTTCCGGGTGCAGTAGCTCAGTTTGCTAGAGGTGCAGACCCTGTCATGCGAGAGATCAGTAGTTTTAGTGATGCCTTAAAGAACAGGCTTCCGGGATTAAGGTCTGATCTGCCTGTTAAGTATGACATTGTTGGAGAGGCACGAGAGAATCCTGCATATGGACTCATGGGTACATTCGGTCTTGCTACTAAAGAAGCAACACAGACCCCATTACAGAAAGCCATTGATGATGTTGGCTTTACATACACTAGACCAGAGAAGAAGATTCGTGGTGTAGAGCTAGATGCCACAACATATGAGCGTTACTCAAAGTTATCAGGTCAAATGATTAATGAACTACTAACACCAGTCGTTGAAAGTCCTGACTTTAATAACTATACCAAGGAACAGAAAAGATTTATTATGAAACGAATAGCAGAACGTGGTAGATTAGCCGCTACTAACATTATGTTTGGTGAAAAGATGTCTTCAGATGAAGAGTTCGTTACTGAGTTCCGCAGACAAGTCTTGAAGAAACGAGGAGTAAGGGCAACCGAAGAAGACTTGGAGGACTAACATGAGCGAAGTTACCGGGGCTGCTAAGGCAGCAGTAGCTGGTATTCGTGAAGCACTGGCGGTAGGGAAAGAACTAGAATCAGTTACTAAGGACATACAAGACCTAGGCAAAGCTGACCTTCAGGCCAGAGCTTCATTCAGGCGTAAACAAAAGCAAAGACCATCAGATACATCTGTCTTCTCAGCAGTAGAAGAATGGCGGGGAGTCTACGAGATTAAAAAGATAGAAGAAGAACTTAAACAAGATATCATCTCTAAGCATGGACCAGCAGCTTGGGAGGAGATCATTGTAATCAAGGACAGAATCCTGAAAGACAACAAGGATCTGACTGACGAGTACGGCAGGGATCTCCACAAGCTAGCGATGCTTAAGTGGTACTGCTTCCTAACGGCTTTTATATTGGTTAGTTTTTTTTATGTGCTTGGCTATAAACCTTAAGGACCGTCTATGATTACCCTATTTTCTACCCTTGTCTCCTTCTTGGCTGGTGGTCTCCCTAAGTTCCTAGACTTTTTCCAAGATAAGTCTGATAAAAAACACGAATTAGAGCTGGCTAAATTGCAGATGGCTAGGGAATTGGAGATGGCAGAGAAGGGGTTCCTAGCTCAGGCTAGGGTGGAGGAGATCAGGACTGACCAAATTGCAATGCAGTCTGCAGTTCAGGAGAAGGAAGCCCTATATGCCCACGATATAGCCATAGGACAGGGAGCTAGTAAGTGGGTCATAAACCTGAGAGCCAGCGTCAGGCCAGTCATTACCTACGGTATGTTCCTAATGCTAGTAATGGTAAATGTGTTTGGGTTCTTCTACGCTTGGAAGCAGAGCGTCCCATTTGATGAGGCGCTGAACCTGCTCTGGGATGAGGACTCAGCCATAATCTTCTCGTCTATCATAGCCTTCTGGTTTGGGTCACAGTCTTTCAATAAGAAATGAAAGTATCCAAAGAATGCATCGAGATGATAAAGCACCACGAAGGGGTAAGGACACGCAGTTACAGGTGTCCAGCTTTGCTGTGGACAGTGGGCGTTGGTCATGTCATAGACCCCAACCATATCAGGGTTCCATTTGAGGAGCGTAAAAACCTCGCAATACCCAGTGGGTGGGACAGAGTCTTGCCTATGGCAGAGGTTGATGACATACTCGCCAAGGATCTCCTCACGTTTGAGAGAGGTGTACTACGACTGTGTCCTACTAATCTTACTCAGTCTAGGTTTGATGCACTCGTCAGCTTTGCTTTTAATGTGGGACTGGGTAACCTCCAGCGTAGCACAATAAGACAGAAGCATAACAGGGGTGAGTTTGAAGGGGCTGCAGAAGCTTTCATGCAGTGGACGAAAGCTGGGGGAAAAGTCCTTCCCGGCCTTGTTAAGCGCAGGAAGGATGAAAGCACACTCTATTTAAAAGTTGATAAGAATCCGTAAGAACGCAAAGTCTACTACAATATATCGTTCTTCATCATCTACAACTTCGACATACTCAAAACCAAACATCAATCCAGATATAATACATAGGTCTATATTCATATCAAATCTCACAGTGACCTGCGACACACGCTAATGTCTGTGCGCCTTCGACATTATCATCTTCTTCCTTGAGGTTATCCCACAAGATATCTGTAGGCATCTTAGATAGAAGCTCTTCGTACTGCTCTTTAGTACACTCCTCGTAAGGTGCTTGTCGATAAGAGCCTCCATCCCAAGGCAGGAATGAGATACCACTAAGCTCATCAAAGTTCCTCCACACCCACGCTCCTACGTCCATCCACTCATCTTCCTTGACAGAGATAGTCACTGAAGGTTTGTGCTCACACCAGTGACGCTGGTACATCAGCCACAGATCAAGGTGCTGCATAGCCTA